ACTTTAAGTGTGTTATGTGTAGTCCACACGACAGTATCAGATGTGTACAAGACCATAAACAATTAACTAGCATTACTAAGAGTCCTATCATTCTTAAACAAGTAGAATGGCATGCCAGCGAATTTAATAACTACTGGTATGAAAAGCCTGAGTTCTGGGATCAAGTGTTTAGTCAGATTCCTCATATTAGGCAACTATACTTTGCCGGCGGCGAGCCATTAATGATTAAAGAACATAAAAGGTTCTTAGAAGAAATTATTCGCAGAGGTTATAGTAAACAAATCAGTTTGCGCTATAATAGCAATGGTGTTCTTATAGATCAGAACATGATAGATATATGGACAGAGTTTAAGCAGGTAAGATTTGCTTTTAGCATAGATGATATAGATCAGCGTAATCATTATATAAGATATCCTGCCGAGTGGACTGACATAGAACGTGCATTACGAATGTTAGACAATACTCCTGCACACATTCATACTAGTATTGCTTGCGCTGTACAGGCATTGAATATTAAAAATGTAACAAATTTTGCCAAGTGGAAACTAGAGCAAGACTTTAAGAAAATTAATAAATTTAAATTTGAAGACTTTGAATCTGGCGGTGGCATTATTAACATGCATCTATTGTATATCCCCACATTCCTAAGTGCTAGAATCCTGCCCGCAGAAGACAAGCAACAGGTGCGTGAAAATTTCATGGAGTTTAAGGATTGGTTATGGAACAATTATCGACAAGACGACAATTTTTGGAAGGTAAACCCGTATGGTTGGAAACGATACGAGGCTATCTTGAAGTTTGTAGAAGCACAGGATCACAGCCATCTACTTCCAGACTTCCAAGAGTACATCAGAAACCTGGATCGAATCCGAGGAACTGATAGTAAAAGTGTATTTCCGGATCTAGCGCACTTGTTATGATACCTATTAAGATTATAGCAAATGATCCTAGTACATTAAAAATTATATGGCAATTAACTAACGCCTGCACATACGCTTGCGAGTATTGTCCTACAGAGTTACATACTGGTAAAAGCATCGAAGTCGATCTTATACAACTAAGATCGTTCTTTGAAATGTTTTCAGATAGAAAAATTGTATTAACTATCACCGGCGGCGAGCCAACAATACATCCTCAATTTTTAGAAATAGCAAATCTATTAAAAGATCTCGATATTAAAACTATAGTTGATAGTAATTTATCTAGGTCATTAAGATTTTACGAAGAGTCTGCAAGTCTAATAGATAATTGGTGTATTACCTTACATCCGAGCCAACATACTTTAGATATTGAAAAAATAAAAGCACTGGCTGCAGAGAGTTTTACTGTAGTATATGTAATGATGGATCCGTTGCATTGGAATACTGCAATACAATGGTGGCACATATTAAAAGACGTAGAAAATATTAAATTAACAGTACTTAAACCTGTAGATAATTGGGCTGGTGCAAAATACAAAGGAGTGTTTACTAAAGAGCAACAACATTTCTTAAGCACCACAGTGCCTATATATACTATGAGTGACGAGCGTATAGACCAATTACATAAGATGGAATGGTTATCAGATTTAGGATCAACTGTACAATATCAAGACGGCACTACTGCTATATTAGATTCAGATGCGTTAATGAAACAAAGTCTTAATAAATTTAAGGGCTGGAGTTGTAATGCAGGTAACGAAGTGATGGTGTTGTCAGATAGTGGCAACGTTAGTATGGCAACTTGCGGTGTAGCCAATCTAGGTCACTGGAGTACTATAAATATTGATAACATCAAACAACCTGTAATCTGCCCTAGAGATTATTGCCAGTGCGGTACAGATATTAAAGCATCTAAATACAAATAATGAAATTTGGTCGTATAGATTTAACAAAAACTACATACAGTGTTACATTAGATGCACACTTGTTGAATCCAGTACCTGTTGATGAAATCAACAGAGTTTATAAAGCATATTGCCTGCATAAAAATTTTAAAAGTATCATGCCAATGGTGCCTGGTAGATTCCTAGTTCCAGGTACTGAAGTATTTGGTTACTACGAGCAAGACCGTTTAATAGCATGGAGCATGTATCGTATCTGGGACAACGAAAGCGTTGTTATAGACCATCATGCATGGGATTATAATAATCCTAAACTAAGGCTAGGTTTGAACAGTTTGCAAAATGAATGTGCAATCTATCGAGATCGAGGATATCGATTTATATATTTTGAATCAATTGAAACCTATATGTTAAAACTTCAGGGTTTTGAAATATTAGGACTTAACTGATTCAAATCGCCATCTAACTACGTCATTGTACATATCGTCACTCCAATTAATATAGTATCCTTTTCTAGCCAGGTGCGCACTGGCTTCATTTATACTTTTTAATCGCTGTGCAATTACAATATTATACTTTCCGTTGTTAAACTTAATTCCATGAAAAGGCTCATCTACTTTAGTATGGTCTTCTAATAGTACAAGATTTTTATCGAGATATTTTAAATTCAGTTTTTTAACATCTACAACGAATTGTTCAGGATCAGCATCGTCGTCACAAACAAACACTAGTGCATGTACAGAGTCATTCCAGTTATCTAACTTGTTAGCAATGTCTTTTACATAATCAGACGTTCTAAAAAATTCTACTTTATTTTCTATAATTGCTTGTCTTGCAAAAGGGCATACAGGAAGACCATTTAACAATTCATGCGGAACTGATAATACTTCTTCTACCCATTTAGTTAGATACTCTTTATACTCCGTAGTCACGTTGACCTCCACTACGTTTTACATCTAATGTAAGACAATGCCACCCGCCATCCCAGAAGAAACGATTGCGTAACGGACAGACAACAGGAGTGATTCCTTTCGATTTTAGAAGTTTAATAAGTTCAGGATTATCACTATTAACTACGACATGACGGTCATCAATTACTAAACAATTTAAATCAAATATTGTTTCTTCACAAAATCCTGTCCAGTTAGGTAGGAAACTTTCAACAAATTCAGTAAACTGATCATTGCTTTCCTCTCCAGGAACCCACCAGTTTCCACGATTCTTGTCTCTTAATTTGTACCACTGTTTAACATTATCCCAATTAGGATCATTAAAATAAATTATCTCCCAACCAGGAAATAACTTTTCATAGCCTTTAAACCACGGGCCAGCGATAACAACTCCTTCCTTAACTACACTAAAAATACCATCTAGATGGCCGCCTATGCAAACATCTTTATAAGAGAACTGAGGATAACGCTCATTCAGAAACTCTAATATGTCTGCGCTCTGCCATAAGTCGACCATACAGGTGGTACCTATTCGTGTTAGATTGGGACTACAGAACCCCATTAAACTCATTACATTTGGATCAGGATTTTTTATAAAGTAATCTTCTGACAAGCCTCGATCTTTGGCAGCGGCGATAAGATTTAACTCGCTACGTTTAAATTCCATCTTGCCATTATAGATACTAAGATCAATCTGATCTTCACCAAACCATTCTGTAAATTTTTTAACGTATCCTTCTACTTCAAAAGTCCTGTCAGTAATTAGTAATTTATTACCCATTACAATACTATCATCCCTAACTTGTAAAGGACTAGTGGGAATCATATTTTTCTTGATAAGATCGGGCCTGTCACTAGCAAATCCCATCTTACCATTAACGTCGACATAATCAAGTATACTGTCTTTATAGCCTAACTCTTTAGGAGTTGCTTGTAGTACCTGAATGCCGTGACTCTTTAACTGACTTTTAAAATAATCAATATCTTCATTTGTCTCGTCAACTATCTTTTTGAGCACAGATGAAATACGAGAATTTTTTACGCCATCGAAAAAACTAGCATCATAGACACTGCCGACAATAACTGCTTCTAACTTTTGTAACTCGTCCCAACTATTTAATTTAATTTTGTCCATCTGGCCAGTCCCTGTAATATGCGTGTTGGATATTACCCGACACAAATTGATTAAAACTACGATGTTTATCTTCGAGTTCACCTTCTAACGGTGCTACTCTTTGAAATGCTGTTTCTAACTGTGCCATATTATTAAACTCCATCATAATATGCCACTCAGGAATGTCCATGCTACGAAATCCCATCTTACATCTAGTGATTCTGTAACTTACCATCTTATCTTCATCGACTAAATGATCAAGAAATGATGTCATGTTAGTAACCCATTCTAAGTCACCGATGTCTCCTTGCTTGTCTGCCCAGATGTGATAGATATCCATTACTGTTTTTCTGCCCACGAACGTTCGGAACACCAAAAACATTTACCACATTTAGGAACATATTGGCCTGGCTTATAAGTTTTATAAGTCATTTCTGAAAACTCCCCTTCACAACTTCTAGTTTGACTGTACAAGTCTAAAATATCTAATCGCTGATATTGTTTATAAATCCAACTTTTATCAATGAATCTAAAAGGATGACAACTAACTTTACCCATGTGTGTTGTTATCATCTTTTTAACATTATTTGGTACTGGATCAATATCTCGAAGGCTCATGGACCCTTCGATTTCAATACTGGGATTGTGTGTTACAGCATTAAAATAAGCATCCAAATTTTCTTTGTGCCCAATATATTCTGCAAATGCTCTAATCTCAATAATGTCTCCGCTATTAAGTTCTCCGTACTCGTCGACTATTGTGGGACCTTTATTCCCCCATTCAAAATCAGGAGGTAAAAAGTTTTCATGTCTTACAAAACGTATGTGTCTAAATTTTTCTAAAAGTACAGTATATACATCTAAACTGTTATATCGTTGCCATGGGCGGGTTTTCCAGCAACGTACATGCGTGATAATATGAACGGTAATATCATAATTGTTCTTTTGAATTAAGTCGCATAATAAGTAAGCAAGTAGTGCAGAATCTGCACCGCCGCTGACACTAACAGCAATGTTTTTCCAATCTTTATCGAGTGGAAAATAAACGCCGTCTATTTCGTGCAAAATATTAGTGTAGGGTGTTAAGTCGTACAACTGTTTTATATTCATATAGGTATTTAAATGTTAAAAAAATTAGACCATGCATTTCCGACACAACCAATTGTTGACCAAGTTAACGCACTTCCATACTTTGAAAGATATATTCAATTGAATGAAACAGACGAAGGACGGTTATTTAATGGTCCTTATAGAACTAAACCCGAGTTTGTAGGAACTCCACTAGGTGATGTTTTGGAAGCACTCGGTAATATAGGGGAAGCAAGACTACTTAAATTAAAACCTGAAGAAAGTTATATGGCACACAGCGATCCGGATGACCGCTTGCATATGAGCATTATTACGAACGAGTATTGCAGGATAATAGATTTAGATGCAAACCAAATGTATCACTTGCCTGTTGACGGTTCAGTGTGGCTTATGGACACTGGTCCTATTCACGTTGCTAGTAACTTTGGCGCACATGAACGTATTCATTTAAACATTAGAGTACTACTACCAGATGTTAAAGAAGGGTGGGTACGCTTTACTGTAGAAGGCGGTGACTACGACTGGCGTCACATTATTCAAATTTCTATTACACGCTGGATGAATCGTGCGCTTAAAGAAGGTAAGATGACTGGCATTAGAAAACTAGGCGATAGAGAAATGTTAGTAAACCCAAGAGACCAAGCATGTATGGATGAACTTGTTTGTGTCGGTGAACAAGCAGGGTTTACTATTAAGACATCAACTATCTAAGTTTTGTCTTTCTAAGAATTGATCACCAGGTCGAGATATTTCTGCACTCTGACCGCAAATCCTGGCACACATAATCAATTTCTTTGTAGTCCAATAAGTTTCCCAAACAGATTGCCATGCATCTGAATCGATTACATTTTTAATTCCAACGGTAACTGCACTAGTGTTACCTAGGTCAGCAACTAACTCTGAGTGCTGTCGTTTTATCTCATAACGTAGTGATGCGTTTACATTGTCATAATCGTATTGTGTATAAGGAATACTTGCAAGCCAACAGCAAGGCATAACATTCTTGTAAGCATCGATATAGATCTCTTTATCGTTTTGAACTTTACATTTAATTTCTAACGGAAGCACTGTAGTCTTGTAGTTGTTAATCATATCCTTGCTGATAAAATGCATCTTGTTATCCGTAGGAGGTTCAATGTAATGTGTTACCTCACCGTGTTTATCAATCACTCTATATTTAGGCTCTCCTAAAAATCTACTGGAGTTCTTAAGTGTGAATACTGTAAAGTTTAGTTCTTTAGCAATACGGCGGGCTTCTTCTTCCTGATGCTCGTTATGCTTAAACTTTATGAATGCCCACTCGGCTTTACCGCCTGCGTTTATAAATGCTTGAGCATTTTGAATAACCTTATTATAATTAACACCCACTCTATATAAAGGTAGAGTATCTTCTAATCCATCTAGTCCAAATACTACCATATGGTTCTGTGGTAAACTACGAGCAAGTTCTTCCCACCATGCAATATTACGCAAACCACCATTAGTATGAATGTTAATAACTAGATGCAGATTCTGCGGAGCAATCCATTTAATCATTTCTAGAAAATCATTGTTTAACAACGGGTCACCAAAGTTACCGCAGAAGTAAATGCCTTGTACTTGTGCTACTACTTCGGGTGTGAAGATTTCTTGAAAGTCTTTAAGTGTCCAATTATTAATTTTTAATAAAGGGTTATCTTGTCCACCGTGATAATTTCTAGCACACATTGGACAACTGGCTTGGCAGTTATTGGTAATTTCTAAATGAATTGTACGGAGTTCGTTAAATTTAAACATTGCACGATATTTACTTTTTTTTTGCCATGACGGTAAAATAAAATAAGTATATTATGACCTTTAATTTTAGCAAAGACCCTTTACCAAATTCTAGAGAATATTTGTTCAGCGACGCCAAATGTCTTAAATTAGATTTGCCTGTGCCATACGAAGCAATGGCAGAAGAAGCCAAGGCACTGAGATCAAAATTTATTCTTTATAGAAACGACGATGGCTACGCCCATAAAGGCTGGTGGAGTTTGCCAATACACGGATTAGGTTTAGACAAGCCTATGAGTTGGGATGCTTACGGCTACGCCAGTGCCAATGAGGCCGCGAAAGATCTACATTGGACTGAAATTGCAGAGCATTGCCCAGTAACTGTTAATTGGCTTAAGACTGTGTTTCCTAGTAATCAATTTGGTAGAGTTAGATTTATGTTGCTAGAAGCCGGAGGATTTATTTCACCGCACATAGATAGTCCAGTTAGTATACCAGAACCAGTTAATGTTGCACTTACTAACCCCGAAGAATGTAAATGGATATGGGGAGACGGAGATATTTTACATTTTCCCCCTGGCACTGCATATGCTATGAATATTAGTTACGAGCACAGTGTTTATAACAACAGCGACGAAGATCGCTATCATTTAATTATACATCATCACGATTCTACTCCCGAGTGGAAAGATATGATGAAACTCGCATTGGAAAAACAAGATGAATCAGGTTATTTTTATTATAGTCAAGATCTCTACTGAAAGCGATTGGCTCAACGACAAGATGTTACAATTAACACTTGCCGGACAACATCAACTCAGTGAAGGGAAATATCCAATATATGTAGTAGACAAATATGAAGATATTAATCAGTACCTTGACCAAGCAGAATGGTTATTTGTAGAAACTGCTGGTGATATTATTATAAACAGAGATCACCTTTGGAAAAAATTACATAATATAGAACAAGATATTGGTGTTATTGGACATTTAATGTGGTATCCGGAGCATCCTACTCCACATTTACATGAGCAATGTTTTATATTGAACACTAGTACGTTTCGAGGACAAACATTAAACTTTACAGATACCTATAAAGATAATGGGCAAGAGTTTGTTAGAGGTCAAGGAGATATGAATTGCGGTCATGCTCCGTTAAGTATTACATTGTCTGATAATATAGTGCCTAGAGAAATTCAATTTGGTACTAAGGTAATGGAACAATCTCTTCTAAAAGGATACCGTGTTGTAAACTTTGATACAGAATGGAGATATCCTACCTTTCATAAAAACTTTGTAGCCATTGATGACCTTGTTGATGATTTAGATTTAGATAAAGATAGATTTAAATTAGCATCTAGAGGATTTTTTTATCCTACCACAGACACCGAATTATTTGAAAAATGCTTAAAGTCATTATCGTTATCCGATGAGTTGGAAGAAACTCAAAAATTAATTATATCCATTTTGGGAAAATTCTTATCATGGGAATATGTGAATATGTGGCAATGGGACGGCAACGAACCACACATTCAAGGAGATGTAGTTATTTGTCCTGCTAACGGTTTGTTAGGAGAAAACATGGCATTGACCAGTAATGCCAAAAAGATTATATTCTATGATATCAATCACCATAACATTGAATTTAAGAAAGACCTTTATTCTAATTGGGACGGAATAAATTATCAACAGTACGGAGAAGAGTGGGCTCGACAAAAAGGTTTAGAGATAGAGCCTAGATTAGATAGTGCGCAAAATAGTGCAGAACTATTAATGAACGATAACTTAAAAGTTTTTGAAAACTGGGATAAAATTCGTAAATTAGATGTAGAATTTCATTGTTTAGATTTTATTAATAACATCGATGTATTATTAAAAGATCAAAAGAATTTCTTTTTACACACTAGTACCATAATGAACTATTTTATTATTACAAATATAAGACACGATACATCGACTATTAACGAAGCAAGATCAAAAATTCAAGAATACTGTATAACAAATAACGGTAACTGGGTTGAAAGTAAATGACGTATAAACTTATTAGATGGACTCCTGAATTAGATTTGGCTGAGTTTTACTCAGAGGCTGACAGACGTGGCTACGAAAATAATAATAGTCAAAAATCAATGTTTGACTGTTTTCGTAACGAACGCGAATGGGCAGGATGGATGTTACAATACAACGGTAAATTCATCGGAGGCGTGTGCATACATAGTTTTGACGATGTTATGGGTCCTAACTCATATAGGATACTGGCAAGGACTTGTACTTTTACTAGTGAAACTCACAAACCATGGCCACATACTAAGCAAACGATTATTGTAGAACAGCAATGTTGTGCTACACAATTTTTCATACCTATAAGCATACAATGGGCCGGAGAGGGTAAAAAGTTGTTTGCTACAAGTAACGCGAATCCTATGGGTAGTCAACAGCGAGTTAATAATTTATGGTTTCCTATGCAAGCCGAATTAGGAAGATTTTCATGGGTCAAAGAAACACACTATCGAGGTTGTGATCAAAATGTGTGGGAACTAAATGTAGAAGAATGGCAGAAAAGTTTAGCAATGTACGAGATATGGCCGGGCGAATTCCCTGATGGTGATCCTAGAACAGCATATGTCAAACTTTGATATAGTTTCTAAATTTGAAGATGTAGTAGCAGAATTTTATTCTGCTCCATATGCTGTGGCTACAGATTCATGCACACATGCTCTCGAATTATGTTTAAGATATAAGAATATAAAACAGGCAAGTTGTCCTAGCAATACATATCTTTCTGTTCCTATGACATTTATAAAATTAAATTTACAATGGAATTTTAGAAAAGAATCGTGGCAGGACTATTACTACATAACTGAAAATATAATTGATGCCGCTGTACTATGGCGTAATGACAGTTATATAAAAGGTACACTAATGTGTGTAAGTTTTCAATTTAGAAAACATCTCAATCTTGGCAGGGGAGGCATAATACTATGCGACAATCCCGAGGACGCAAAAATATTAAAGATGATGAGTTATGATGGGCGTATTCCAAATGTGCCTTGGGCAGAACAAGATATATCTATGTTAGGTTATCATTATTATATGACTCCTGAAACAGCAGAATTAGGCATGAATAAAATTGTTAATGCAATGAAAACTCCTCCTAAAATATGGTCTAACAATGACTATCCAGATTTATCAAAAATGAAAGTATTCAAAGATGTTAAGTAAAAACGAATGGGATCCGTTAAAAAGTGTTATTGTAGGAGTTGCTGATGGTGCAACTATTCCTACGTTAGATGTAAGTTTACGTGTAGTTAATTACGCAGACAAAAAAGATGAGAAAGATATACCACAAGGTGTTTATCCTAAACAGGTCATCGATGAAGCCAACGAAGATCTAGAAGCGTTTTGCAATTTCCTTAAAGGCGAAAGTGTAGAAGTACTAAGACCAAAACGTACACCACTACCTAACTATTATAATTATTGTCCTAGAGATAGTGTTCTAGTTTACAGAGATATGATACTAGCATCTCCCCAGCCTCTACGTGCAAGACACAAAGAGTATTTGGCTATGCACGAGCATTTTCAACCTTTACACATGTTAGGTGCAAGATACATTGAAGCACCTTTGAATCGCACCGACGACTTATATAATCTAAATTGCCTAGGAGACAAAGACACACTTGCGTTGAATGAAACACAACCTTGTTTCGATGCGGCAAACGTACTTCGTGTCAACGATGATTTAATTTATCTTGTCAGTAACAGTGGTAATAAGAAGGGTGCAGAATATCTACAAAGTCTAGTAGGCAATAAACGTGTATGGACATTGGAGGGTGTATATAGTTATATGCACATCGACAGCACTATTACCTTATTACGTGAAGGCCTAATGCTATTAAATCCTAGTAGAATAAAAAGTGTAGACCAATTACCTAAACCTTTACAAAGTTGGGACGTTATATGGGCACCAGATCCTGGCGAAGTTGCACACTATCCGGGTTATTGTAATAGTAGCAAGTGGGTAGCAATGAATATCTTTTCTGTAAATTCTAATCTAGCGGCAATACCAGATCATCAACACGAATTAAGAAAAGCATTAGAGAAGCACAAAATAGAATGTGCGATGCTGCCAGCAAGACAACAACGCACATTAGGCGGCGGGTTTCACTGTGTTACCTTGGATTTAATCCGCGAATAATTCCAGTAATCTGTAGAGTATATCGAGTTTCAATGCCTTTATTGTATGCACCGTGAATTTCTGTGCCTACCCAACTAATCCAATCTCCGGCAACCCAGTCTTCTAATTCTACACCATTAAGTGTAAATCTATGTCCGGGCTTTTTGTTTTCTAAAAAGACAATAACACGCTGGATAGAATTAGTGTCTTTTATATTGTTAGTTTTAATATAATAAGGATACTTGTCAGAATGTTCTGGCAAAGCACAGCCTGGCTTCATACAATGTATTGCATACATTTTTGCGTCCAGCCAGTTAAAATATTCTTCTAATTTAACTGTATCAAACAACGGATGTAATCCTTTATGTATGTCCATGGAAACTTCTACTTGTGAGTACACATCCCCATAATCAATAGGAGAGAATCCACGTTGTATATTTTCCTGGCTTTCGTAGTTGATCGATATTAATTGATCTCTAGACCAGTGTGGTTCAATATGTCCTCTCATTATTCTTCCCAAACATACGGATCTTTTTTAGGTACTGCAAAGTTTAGATAAGTTTCGATTTTGTCTAAATCTTTTTTAGTTCTTAGACTTGTTAATTCATTGGCAAAATGTAATTCCACTCCCAGGTCTAATGCTAACTGCAATAACTCGCTACGGCGTTTAACATCATCTGTTAAGCAATACATACTACACAAAACAATTCCATCAGGGCGTTCTTTGATGTAATATTCAAGACCTGGTTGCCAATCTAAATGTTCATTTTCAAATTCGTAACTAGTGTAGGCAATTTTGTTCTTAACACAGTATGGTTCAATAATAGCACGTTGCATTGGTAAAGGAATGTCTTTACTAAACTTGCTATTCCAGCCTGCATAGGTAATAAAACTTTTACCTGTATAATCCATTACTTCTGTAACTTCGTAGTCGCCTGGTAAACGCATAAAACCTCCTGGTAGTCTACGTCCCCATTCTTCACCTTCAATTAGAATACGCATATCCATACTAACACGGGTGTAGCCTTCATCATTATTTACGTTACCGTGAATATGTTCTTGGAAGAATAAATGGCTCTGACCCGGGTCTAGTGTAACTGGCCACGCATGTTTTAAACTTTCTTCTTCAAACTTTTCCATACTCCACTTTTCAGCAAGCACTTTTTTAGTAATCTCACGACTAACTGCCAGATCCAACATCCACATAGTGTTGGTCTTTTCTGCACGAGTAAATGGCGTCCAGATAGTTCTGCATCCACGTCCATTGCCTACGAAAATACCTTGATGAAATGCAAGCCTACGTCCAACCTTTGCTTGGTTAGGAATAACAACACGAAGCGTACCTTGACGTTGAATCATATATCGCTTATTGCCAATACGCTGTGGCACAATGTTTTCGGCAAACTCATCAAAGCGTTCCATGAAATCTCTACGACTACATGCATTTTGTACATGCTGTCCTACTCTAACAATTTCTGCAGGAGTTAGGAAATTATGCATTGTTTCTAATTCTTTAATTTGCGGAGCAACTTCCTGAATTACACTCAATGCCCACGCAGGCCAGTTGTACTTTTCTAAATCGTAGTCGACAACTTTATTGTCCCAATGTACTTGTAATTCATTTAACATTTAATTTCTCTCTCCAAATTTCAATAGTTTTATCTAGTCCGTCACTTAAAGTTACTTGAGGTATCCACCCTGTTAACTTGGTAAGCAAGTTGTGATTACTGTTTAACCAATAGATTTCTCCAGGACGATGTAGTTTACGATGCCAATGAATTTTACCTGTCCAATTGAGTTTTGTTGCAATCATATCTGCATAGTGTTTAATCTTAATTGGATTGTCTGGTCCTATAGTTAGTATCTTTCCAGTGTTTACTAATGTAGGATTATTAATGATAGTTGTCCACGCACTCAGCATGTCATCAATAAAGATAAAGTTACGGTATGGCTCTGCATAACCAAACTCTACTTCATGCGGATTAGTTAACATCTGCATGATAAATTGTTCGGTGACAAAGAAGTCGTTGTCTTTGCGGCCATAACAGTTAGTTTGTCTAATAGCAGTAAAGGGTAAGTCTAAGCAACGATGTGCATATTCTAAATACTTTTCAACACCGTACTTGGCCACTGCATATGGAGCATTGGGGTTAGGATACGTATTTTCATCAAACGCTTCAAATATATCTGGAACTTTTCCACTTTGTACAACATCACTAATAGGTTGCCAACCATAGACTTCCATGGTGCTGGCAAATACAAAATTCTTAAGAGTAGGAATCTTTGACGCGGCTTCAATTAAGTTTACACTGCCAACATAGTTGATCTGACTAAATGTTGTTTGTTCATAAAAACTCTTTTCAACTTCTGTACGTGCGGCAAGGTGTACGATAATGTCAGGTTGAAAGTCCAACACTTCTTTTGTAACTGCGTCAAAATCTAGTAGGTCACTTTTTAAAGAATATATTTCGTGCTGTTCTTTTAACAACGGCTCTAAGTGTTGCCCTATAAAGCCGCTTGTTCCTGTCATTAAAATTTTCATTACTGTTTTCCTATTACCATGTATCTAGTGTATAATGGCAGTTCTAATTCTCCGGCCCAAAGTACATCAATGCCGCATTGTTGTTTAAATTCGTCCAAACTGTTAGCAATCCTAACATGTTCGGGTATATTGTAATTATTGCTTTGAAGTATTAAAAGACTGCTATGTGGCATTCCACTTAACCACAAGTCGTAGTGCTCTTGTGTAATATGTTCGCAACTTGTATTAATAATAACATCTGCATCACTACGGATTGCACACATATCTGCGGTCACTGCACGAAAGCGTCCTACCATTTCTTCTTTCTTATTCATCATAACAGCAATGGGTTCACAACTAGGATCAATGTCAACACTACGGATAGATTTAATAGGAATACTGCTTTGAAACAACATGCTAGACAATACTCCTACCCAGCCACCGTGAATGTCAATCGTAACAAACTTGTTAACATTCTTACGTAAATTGGTAATTAACCATTCTTTACTTTTAAGTTGTCCGCTCCAGAACGCATCCATGGTTCTCATAGGATCTGGACTTTGACGGATGGCCTGCATCCAGTAATGTAAGTGTTCTGTATCTATTTCCATATTAGTTGTTTTAGTTGTTTAAAAATATTATAAGGTTTGACCGCAACTAATGTATGTGATTCACCAAAATAATCCATAAGGTCTGATGCAAATGCTATGTGACCTTCTTGTCCTAAATGATCATTATCTAGTGCCTTAGGATACAATTCTTCATAGACTCCTATATACATCGGAATTAATTCATGCTTGCCGATTATATGTTTAAAGTATTGTTCAACTACTAAATTATATACTTTTATGTTCAACCCTTGTAAAATTTTATTAGCATGATCTACAAATAGATTAGACATTACATATGAATCATATGTAGAATAGATGTCTGTATAGTAAGACTTTGATGCCAAATCTATTTCAGAATGATTATGATGCAAATCATTCGTATTCCACGGCGACGTTATTACTGAATATCTGTTAGGAAATGTCCAAGAAATAATAACCAAATCGTCAGATTTAAATTTAAACTTTTTAATCGAATGCCATATACGTTTATTAGATGCTCCTGGAAAAGATTTATTTACTAATGTTCTTTCCATTGCCGTTGCTGTTAATTGTGGCCAAGATAGTTTACTAGGTTTTAACGGCTTCGGCCAGCAATCCACTAGACCTACTCCGTAGGCCAACGAGCAACCAAAAACAATTAATCTACTCATTTTCTTTTAGGAATCTTACTGTCGGCACTGCTAACACAACTAGGTGTGATGCATTGTTGAGTCTGTTTAAATAAATCAAATCCTGTCAAAATATTCCCTAATGGCATATCGTGGCAACTATAACTACGTTTTACTTCTGTACCTCTTATTATAACACTTTGGTATCCGGCATTGCAAGTCCAATCTTTAAATTTGTTAAAATCAAAAGCATTGAATCGTTCTGCTTGATCAAATAGATACTCTGCGTTGTCTGAATCGTATAACGCAATTTGGTATAGTTCTTCTCCATTCGACAATTGAGGAAATCCTGTCTGCATTTTATTGATCATATCTGTTGTATACCCTTCAACAATACTACTAGCAGTTGGATCGCTTTGCGGCTTTAACGTTACATTAATTCCACGTTTATGAAATCGTGCCATACGATCATATAGTTCGTAAAACTTTTCAGGTACCATAACTTGATTAATTGTTAAATGCACACGTTCATAAATTAATTGTAAGCACTTGTCGCCAAACTCTTGTTCCTTAGCAAATTCATCGTGAAAACTAGCAGTGATACTCCGGCGTTGCAACATGTCTGTATTATTACACCAAGTGTTCCACCATTTACTACCTGGTGATAAATTAGTAGTCATATGAATACTTTGATAACTACTTTCTTTTTCGTCTAAGTATTTTACTAAATCATTAAGTTGTTTATATGCTGTTGGTTCACCACCACTAAAACTCCAATGAAATTCTGTAAAGCCGTTAGCCCGGGCTTGGCGTTTTATTTCGTCTACAGTGCGTGTATAGATTTCAAAATTTTGATGATCTAGTTTATCACTACGAGCATACGGCCAACAGTAACTACAGTTGTAATTACAAAAACGTCCCAGTATCCAACTAGTGTTGAATAAGGGACGATCCAGCATAGTTCGCTGTCCGAACTTAACTATTTTTTGAAACGGGATATCTTGAAAAGAAAGCATGTAACCACTCAAAGTCATTTATTTTACTCAAGGCCTCTATGTCTCCTGCTTTTTGCATTCCATACATTTTGCCATCTTCTGCACCTAAAAACGCCCAGTCGTTAAACTGACGTTTGTCTACATAGGTACACCATGTCATAAGACGTATTTCTGTTTCTTCATCTACTTGGCCGTCGATAACTTTTGAGGCAAGTTTTACACATTCTCTAAAAGCACTTTTCCAAGTATTAAAAGGATCTGTATTAAAAGCAGTAATGTTAGAGACCTGCTCCATTGCTTTAAATTTTGTACTGATACTTGTGGTCATATCTGGTTTAGTAATGTCCATGTCTAATGTGAGTTTACGTGGAAATAATTTAACTCCTCCGTAGCCGTATTCTAAATCGTTAATAGGATTGCGACTACGCCAAACATGCACAACATCTAAATCATATTCACTGACTTCATGATCAAAATTGAAGTCATCCATAATTTCTGCATCACCGTCTACTACCCAGAACATCTTTGTAAAGCATTTCTTTGCGGCCGCAATATGTGCTTGATGAATTCCTTTAACATCCTTAACACGTTTGGCTAGAGGAAAACGTTTTTTAAGACGTTCCCAGTTAGCCTCTGCGTTTGGTTCGCCGTAACTAATAAACACTATATCGTACATTAATGCCACTCCACTTCTGGAAACATTGTAATTGTTTTGATCTCAGTAGTATGTGGAACTTCTGCAATATGAAATACTGCATCGGCAACAATACTAGGATCCAATGCTTCGTCGGCATTACCACACGGATAAGGATTTTTCTCATTCCACAATGTAGTATTAATTCCACCAGGATGAATGCTAGATACTTTAATCTTACGTTCACGCAACTCTTGTCCTAGTGTACTAGCAAAACTAGTCAGTGCGGCTTTGCTGGCGCAATATAAACTTTGATTTTGAATATTACGAAGTCCGGCTACACTGTTAATAAAAATAATGCGAGAGCCAGTAGTCATAGTTTTTAGTGCTTCACTAGTTACATACATAGTGCCTTTGACGTTCGTATCTAACACAGTGCAAATATCAATATATTGCATAGTATCAAAAGATCCATGATTAAATGCGGCACTGTTATTAACTAATAAATCGATAGAAGTTTTTGATTTACGCATAGATTCAAACACAGAAAATACTTCACTCATGTTAGCGATGTCTGCTGTGTAATGTGTATAATTTTGTAAAGCCGTTGGAGATGTACGTCCTATGCCTATTACGTGCCAGCCAGCATCAATAAATTTCTTTGCAATGGATAATCCAAGGCCTCTACTTGTCCCTGTAATAACTACTGTCTTCATTGTAAACTCTTTAATCTCTGTGTTGCTTGTTGAATCTCACTATAAGTAACATCGTTGATAATTTCACAACATCCTATGCTAATAGGTATAGGCAAATATTGATTACCATTCCTGTGATTCATTACATCTTTTAAACCACTCCATAGCAATTCAACGTTGTAAAAATCTTCGTGTTCTGTAGCAAGTCCACAATTTTTAATTACTGTAAAAATACGTTCTAAATCTTCATTGGACAAAAATCCTCTAAGATTGCTAATGCAACTACTTAACAAACAGTCTAGAATAACTGCCTCACCGTGTAATAGATTAGGCACATTTTTCATTTCAACTACTGGACTAAAACTATGTCCAAAGTCTACCGGTCGTTTTAAATTTCGTTCCCACAGATTATCATTTAACTCTTGCGTCATGCCTGTGATTGCACGATCAATAATTTGATCTGCTAACACATGATTTTGAAATTTCTGTGTTAACAACTGTTGAGGCGCTAGTTCCATCATTTCAAAAAGACGATGGTCTAATACAATTGCCAACTTTAATATCTCTGCCATACCGTTGGAAATTTCCCTACGGTCCTGTGTTTTTATAAAACTCGTATCAATAAGAGTTTGCACAGGAGGGTAAAAACTACCAATACGATTTCTACGACCAAAGTGATTAATGCTAGTCTTAGCACCTACACTAGCGTCGACTATGGCTAACAATGTTGTAGGGATTCTAACATACGGAATACCTCTGCGATAAATGCTACAACAAAAACCAACTAAATCTAATAGAACGCCGCCGCCTATTGCAATAATAGGTTCACTTCTACGTAAGACATTCTTTTCTTCAAAAAATGCCAATACACGTTCTGCATTTGCCCAATGTTTTTCGGCTTCTGTAGATTCAATAATTAATAATTCTACACCTTCAGGAATTCTTTCCTTATATAAATTATACACTATTTGATCAACAATTGCAATACGGCGCTGACCTGGAATTACCCAAAAGTCTAGAGCATCGGAAACTTTATTAATTTCAAATTGTACAGGAAGATTAGTTTTTACACGCCATGTCATAGTAATCTATTTACTAGACTGCAAGCATGGGCATAAAAAAACTTGGCTGCTTCTATGTTATCTGCATGGCATTTAAAGGGCAACATACGGAAAAATTGTGTTGCTTCAAACAGTTTTACCAATTTATAGTAATTAGGATATCTATATTTCAATTCGTCATTGAATAACTCATTAAAATATATGAGGTTTTCAGGAACTGGATCTATAGAAAAATCTGTGACATTGCCGTTAACGTTGAGGACTCCGTCATTAAGCAGTCCGTACAAACTGTTGCTACATTGAAGTATTTGACTGTAATCCATAAATTGACTATCTACTATACCTTCTTCGTACAGATCTATGAACACAATCTTATCAGTGTCTGGATTGTAAAGAATATTTTCTAATGTAGGATTACCGTGTACATAGCATTCGGAAGAAATTACTTCGTCAAACAATTTAGAAAATTGTTCAATTTTATTTTTAATTCCGCTAAAAGTTTGACCTTGATGTACATATACATCTAAATTATAAAATTGCTCAAACTCTGGAAACTGTCTAGCATCATTTAGTTTTTGTAATACTTCTTCCTGAAAGTACAGTTTAAGGCTACTAACGTTTGGTGCATATTTGTGGCTATGTAATCTATCGAAAGCAAACCACAAAGATTTGTGCATCTTTTCTGTCTGATATCGTGTTAGTGCATTTTCTTTAAATAATGTTTTAATATCTTTTGCATCAATATATTCAATATCAAAGTATGCTCCGTCTGTTGTAAATCCAGCATCGTACACTTGAGGAACACACCCTGGAACAAGAGCATTAAATCTTTGTAATTTTTTTAACTGACTATACCAGCGCACATATCCATACTCTCTGTTAGCACTAGTGGAGATTGTTTTTCTTACAAACTTACGATCTCCACCCATATGTAATGATGTTGAATTAAGACTGCCGCCTTTTAACTTAATTATTTGCATATTAAAATTCTAACACCCACTCAGGCAATGAACCGTTATCAGTTTTATATCCCCATTTATCAATAGCGATTCTAAATTCTTCACCAGGTTTTTTGTCTATAGCCTGACGCATTGCTAATGCTCCTGCCAGTGTTCCACTTGGATGTCCATGTATTGCGCCACCACAGTTAGCGAGGAAGTCTGCACCGAACTTTTCAGTTGTAGCAGTTACAATACCTGGATGCATTCCGCAACTTAATGCTGGGAGAACATTTCTCTTATGTAGGGTTTCCATGGTATATTTGAGTTCAATTTCGTCATCACTAAGATACCCTCCCCACATGCCTGCATGGATAGTGTCGACTCCGCACAGTCCTGCTAGGTCACATAACACAGCCCAGTCAATGCCGAACGGGTTACGTTTGTCTGTAAGAATTTTATCACCACTCTTTTGATAGTGAATAAACAAAGGTAAGTCTAGTTTACGAATAGAATTATAAACGCCTAATCCGCTCCAGAAGTTAATGTGTATTCCATTGCCGCCGTTGTTGGCTACAAACTTAGCACGTTCTAAAATTGTGTGATGGTCTCCGTTAATACAGAAACAGTATATGACGTTGCGACCACAGTTGTTAACAATGTTCGAAATTAACTCAACACGATCTTCAAGACTACAAAAACTTGGATTACTTAAAATTTCATCTTCCTTGATAAAATCAACACCGCCGTCTAACATCTCTTTAACCATATCGGCTAAGGTAGCAGGACTCATACCAGTTTTAGGTTTTACGATTCCGCCAGACAAAGGCTTGTCATAACGATTTACAAATTTTCTAATGCCAGTGATGCCTTGTCGTGGACCTAAAAAGTTCTGTTCAACATCTGCAGGAAATGCTATATGTTTCAATCGGCAAACTTTAAACATATTGATGTCTAATTGTCCGCCCATAAGTTGACACATTAAATGACTAATCCCGTCACCTTGCCAATCGGTGTTTACTTTAGGAAATCCAATTTTTACTGTACCTGAATATTTGCCTTTAAGTTCTTCTTCGCTGTGATAAATCACACATGACGACAATTCAAACAAGTCATCACTTTCCCAGCGATTACGAACGTTGGGGTTTCCTACACTTTGACCTATGGCAAGATTCCACGCGGCATCCTTTAAGTCACCAAGGGCTTCGTATGTTTCAATATAATAAGTTACTACAACGCATCGATTCTTTTCTAACTCGGTTAAATCCCGAAAAAATTTCATTCTCGATTCCTTTACTGCTATTTGTTAACGATATCGATCTCAAACTTGTCGTTTGGATCACTAATATTTCTTACCACTACTAACTTAACATCAGTCAAGTATTCGCATTGACTGACTTCATACGGACCTAGTACAAAAATTTCACCAGGTCCAAATACTTGATCGTTTATTTTAATACTGCCTTCTACTACTAGATTAATCTCAGTGCTTTTTTTATGAAAATGATCTTTATGAAATTCACCTGCTGTATGCTGATGAAACCCTACTTCAAAATTTGCTTGCAGAAGACTAGGTTCGAAGTTTCCTACAAACCATCCTTTGACAAAATCTTTAATGTGTGCTTGTTTCATGTTAATCAAAAAATGTAGTATTGCCGTTAAAGTACATAAAGTCGTCTGGTGTACCTACGGGCCAAAACTCTTTATTATCAATAGCATACTTTTTAACTTTTAGACCACGTTGAATAGAATAATTATAAACTGGTGCAACGTAGTACTCACCGTTTTCTTTATGGTCGTCTGCTATCATCTGTTCGGCATCTTGGAAGAAGTCACGAGTATGAGCCCAATGATAAAAACCTATTGTTGCATCATTACTAATTACCCGTTTTTCCCGTACTTCTACTACGAATCCGGCTTGTTCCCTTACATAACTACATTTTGGACTTGTTTCTTTGTAAGTAACAATAAAATTTACATCAGGTTCCTGTTGCATTTGGTCTGTTAAATTAAAAGGATTCCATGATAGATACTGATCGCAATTGGCACTTAGCATAGGAGCATTTAAATCCTTGATATAGTTTTTTGCCAATAATAAACTTTCAGCGGCACCGCGAGTTCTTCCTTTTGAAATTATAATTTCATCTCCAAGTCCAAGAAGCAATTTTTCTAAATGTTTGTTTTCTAATAACTGATCTTCTCTAACAACAAAATGTATTTTTCCTGGAATTTTAATAGTTTCGACTGCATGATAAATCATAGGAGCACCATTGTATATCATTAGAAATTTAGGCAAAGAAAATCCTACATTTTTAAAACGACTGCCATCGCCACATAATCCCATTATGATGTTCATTTAATTTCCTTTGATATAATTTCAGCCCAGATACTATGAGTCTCTATTGTTGGATGTTTGTATTGATAAACAGGCCAATTGTTTTTCCACACTTCTTCTAACCATGCAGACTTTAGATACATGTTATCTAATTCTAAATTCCATTTTTTCTTAATGACTTCTTGCCAATAATAAGGAGGTTTGCCTACTGCAATAAAATCATAATACTTAATACCCAGGCCTTTACATAACGTTCTTAAATTGACCATATACATTGCTGTGATATGTTCTCCATAACTGTCAGTATAGTTTTCATAAAATGCTTCGTGGTATTTTTTTAAAGACTTTTCATCAACTGGTAAGTTATGTAATTTAAGACAATGCTGTACTGTTACACTATAAATGCCTTGGCCACTGCTTACTTCTGCTCTTTCAGGACTAGTCCACCCTATACATATGAATAGATCTTTAGAATCTTTACCTTGGCCAATCCAGTTATTAATAAAGTCATTGGTTCTTCTAAATATCCTTGCATTGCTGGCACCACCTTGTGCATCATTTACACAAACTGGAATATCTAGATTTTGACTAAGGAACCAAGGCCATGTATTGTAATAACGAGTTGAGGCAGAGTTCATGTCGACTCGATCAGGAATTTCATCGCCGTGTGTCCAACTATCTCCGTTAGCATATAGATATTTCACGATACAGTTCTTTCGATATGTTTAATTATTTTTTCTGCTACTTCGACATGACCGCGTTCATCGCAGTGTCCGCTGTTACCTTTATCAGGATATTTACGAGAGTACACTCCCCAGTCATTATGCAAGAAGTTTGTTTTGTTAATAAATCTATTTTGATGTTGATCTGGAGACATTATAACATGTGGAAAGCCTTCTTCTTTTAACATCATATGCATCATTAAAATAAGACCAATGTCGTTTGTTTGCTTAATCGAATCATCGTATAATTCTTCGTAGAACGTTTTTATAGCCGCAAATTTTGTATCTACATCTTTGAATAGATATGCTAAATTAGGTCCTTCTCCTGAAGCAAAATGAAGAAAGTTACTGATAGTCTCACTTATTAGTTTCGGAGTCTTACTAGGTTTGAAAGGTATTTCTCTACGATACCAACCATCACGTTCGCAGTAAGGCTCGTGTAGATGATATTCAACATCTGCTAATGTATAGTTATTATAGGCTTTAGTGACATGGTCCGATGGAAAAGTAAATCTACTATGATTAGTTGTTGA